AATCAACAGGGGCTCGTATACTCATATCTAATCCAGAATTTACAATTTTGTTATATTCTTTTGCTGTCTTGTTTAATTCTTCTTGTGCTTTGGTGGCATCTGAAGTTTTGTTAACATAATAAATTAAACCTCCTGCCGCCGCCATAGTGATTGACAGTATTTTGATGAAAGGATTTGCACCAACCACAAGATTGAATGCCGCCATAGCGCCAGATGCCTTTCTTATGTTTTTTGTCAATGTTAAGAACAATAACGCAATTTTGCCCACTGCCAATGCCACAAATGCCGCCTTAACCAAATCAATGTTCTCTTTTAAAAATTTTATAACTGTGACTGTGCCTTGTATGGCAGTGGCTAATCCTGCACCAACTGAGTCTGCAAACTCTTCTAATACATCTGCGTTGCTTTCAAAAAACTTGTTAAGGTCACCCAATTGAAATTTTAATTCATCAAAAAATCCTTCTGCTACCTGTTTCTGGAAGGTAAACATTTTGTCTCCCAACATTGAAACGGTACCTTCCAATGTGTTGGCAAATTCGTTGGTGGCATTTCCAAATCTTCCACCTTTGCCAAACACTTCTTCAAATCTTTTGATGGTTTGTTCAATGGATACTTTGGCACCTTCTTCAAAGCCCAGCATTGATCTAACGCCTCTTTCACGGAATATGTCTGCTGATGCAATACCACCTGAAAATGCTCTTTGAATTTGTTCACCAGTGGTTTTGAAGTCCAAGCCTGTAACCGCCGCCACGTTACCTGTGATCCCTAATAATTTGCCTAATTCATCTGCGTCTTTGGAAACCACTGCAAGGTTACCTGATGCTTTTTCAATTTCTTGTAGTGAGAAAGGAACTTTGGATGCGAATTTTGTTAAGGTATCAAATGCTTTGGCACCTTCTTCTGCTGAACCAAATAAGAATTTGAATCTTAATCCAAGGGTTTCTACACTTGAACCAACATCCACAAATGACTTGACTAATTTAACAACCCCAACTGCGGCTATTGCCGCTCCTACTGATGCAATAGTGGCTTTGAATGATGATAGATTATTCTGTGCTGTTTTGGTATCAACATCAACTCTGTACCTTAAATCCGCCATTCTCTATTTCCTTTTTAGAATAATTTTAACCAATGCTTTTATAAAATCTCCAGTGGGTTTACTCATACCTTCTGGTGCTTTCTTTGAATAACCTTTATCCAATCTCTTGGCATAAGGATAATCAGCACTGATTATCTTTTTATTTACCAATTTTGTTTTACGTCTGGCGTTTCCGCCTCTTTTTGGAGTTTTTTTCACAAAGTAGTCTAGGGCCGCTTTGGGCACTTTTTCTAATCTCTCGTTAATACGAGTGATAGATGGTGTTATTCTATCATAAACTTTTTTAAACGTCATTTTTCTTCCTCACGTTTGCCATCATTTCTCGCAGTTTACCTACAGGAACTTTTGGTGTTGGCATTGTGCCTTTGCCTGATTTTGCAGTGGCAACTTCTCTTTGATATTGCTCCCAAGCAGTGGCAGTGTTTATAATATGTATGTCAAATGTGTCCGCTTCAAATAGTATCTTACTTGGAAGAGCAGAATACCTTTGAGCCATTGTGTCAATCAACAGTATTTGTCGTAGATTTGTGGTACCTGGAGTGAGATCTACTTCTGTGACTTTCCCAAATTTTCTACCACCTCTGTGACCACTTTCATTAAAATATTGTTGGGCAGTGATGTGTCTTTGGTTATGATGGGATTGCCTTCTTTGTTCAGAATCAATCCTGTCACAGCATCCAGCACTGAGGAATAATTGTCTTTGTCCACTGATGCCAACTTCATAAATTGGTCAATGGGTGTTCTGTCCCAAGTGTAAAAGTCTAATGCTTCTCCAAATTCTTTAACAGTTTCTTCGTCGTTGAGTGTTCTTAATATTAATTGTGGTTTAGTCGCTATCTTTGATAGGTCCATTGTGATCTCCTTTTCGTTCAATCAGTTTGTTTGCCAACATCACTAAAAATTTTAGTCTGCTGTTGGCTTTTTCTATGTCTGCTTTGGCACATCTTATTTCATTTGATGCTTTGGCAGATTCTGCGATAATGGATTGGTATAATTCTATTTCGTTCTTTGAATCAAATATGTCCATAAATCAATTTTATTTAGTGTGTCTCAGAGGACGCTGAACGCCCTCTGAAAATACGTTTTTATTACGCTACTGTGTATTCGCCATCCACTGTGATAGTGATTGGTGAAACCCACACTGGTGCATCTGCTGATACTGTTGGTGCTAAACCTGTGATGTAACCATCGCCACTGATCGTTTTACCTGTAGTTCCGTCGTCGTTGTCTCCAAGGTAAAGTGAAAATGACACTTTGGTTTTGTTTTTTGACAGGTTAAAGATTCCAGAGTGGTCCGCATCCGTTACGGGTGTCGTTCCATCTCCAAAAAATGTTGTCCCATCTAGAACAATGTTCATCGCAAGACTGTTTGTAGATGTTGTAGCGATTTGTTTTTTCGCTGAAGCATCTAGTTGTGTCCACGAAAATACATCATTTGCATTGTTCACAGTCACGTCTTGTAAGGCAGGCACACTCATACCAGCGTCAGAACCGTTAGACTCTATTGAAATACTCAATGTTGCCTGAACGCCACTTACGCCTGGTGCTGGATAGATATAAGCCATATCTTGTCTCCTTTTAAGTTATTGTTATTAATCTGACAGCAATTTCTGTAATCAGTAAATCACCTTGATAACTTTGAGTAACATCACTTTCGCGTCTATGAACTCCAGACACTGTGGTGATATTCTTCGCGTTCTTCAAATTGTTTACCAATGTAGAGTAATTGGCTGGCAGACTTTTAGCATCAGATGAAAAGTAAATTATGACTGATTGTACTGTACTATTTAGATGCACACCATCCAAAGCAGTTATAATAGGATCTTCCGTTATGTTGGGTTGATCCACGTATATTGTTTTGGGGTTGGTCACATACAACACCACACCACTTGCTGTGTAAGGCAAATTGGTGGACTTGCTGTAGGTTCCCAAACTGAGTGTGTCTATGTAATCAAGCACTTCTTGTCTCATTATCTCACCCTTTTTAGATTGTATTGTCCTGGTGTTTTTTCTGTGGATTCCACCGTGGAATCACCATCAAAATCATACCAGTCACCCGCTGTGATCAGTTCCTGAAATAGACTTTCTGCCTTGTTGGCATAATAACCCATCTTCTGTCTCTCTGCGTTGTCCTCATTGCCAAAGTCAGCAATTTTAGGCAAAATAAGATCAGCAAGAGCAGAGTAGACACACAAATCTGTGAAGTCATTTGTTCTTCCTATTATTTTGTCTGGGTCAAGAGCAGGGATATCTGCCACTGTGTTGATAGCAGTGGCACCTGATTGGCGGATGTAATACTCTCTCCACCAAGACGATGAACGAACCTTTGTGAGAATTCGTTCTGTCGCCCTGATTAAAAGTGTTTCAATTGAGTCATCAGTCAAGCCTTCATTGGCATCAAACAGTCTCTGATCTTTTTCTTTGACATCTTGATACTCAGCGAAACTTATGGTCACGCCGTTTTCTATTATAAAGGCCATATTACTGATCTCCTGATTATACCGCGTTACTTACGATTTTAACACCGTGAGTGTTTTGAAGTATTGCTTGTCCAACCACAGCAGACATCATAATGTCTGTGCTTCTTGAACTCGCTTTATCTTCTGTTTTCATCGCAACTCCACCACGCATAGCGTGAGCTAGAGCTGATCTTGAGAAAACTGCACCTACTGCATTAAGAGTTGCATCTGCATCTGTATCTAAATCTTTCTTAACTAAAGATGATTCAAACACTTGACATCCTGCAAATGTACCCAAGTAGTATTGTCTTAAAATTGATGAACCAATTTCAGATGCAGTTGTGCTGTAAACACCACTTGCACTTGCTAAAGATTTTTTCAATTGAACGGCTTGCTTAGGTGACACGATTGCACTTAAAGGTCCAACAATTTTGTTGTCTCTTAATGTAGCGATAGCGTCTAACATATTGTCCACAGTTAAATCTGCGTCTTCTGTTCCAACTGATTGAGTGAATGAGTTGAATAGATCAAATACTTTTGAGTCCATTTTTTCTGCAATCGCTCTACCTGCGTTTTGTCCTAGGTCTGCGATAACATCTCTTTGTGCTGAATCTCTTAAAAAGTCAGTCACTTGGAAATATGTACCAATTTCGCCTAGTGTTATAGATGCTGAAGTTGTGTTTGTGTCAGCGGCACTTGGTGCTGTACCTTCTGTCAAATCAATTGCTGAAACTGAAGTGTAGATTGGTACTTGTAAAACTTTGCCTGTGTTAGCAGGAAAGTCAAATGTTGTTACAACTTGTCTTGCAATTGAATTTTCATAAGCGGCAAATTGTGCCTCTGCAAGTAAGTTTGTGAACAGTTCTGAGTTAATGGTTGTGTTGTTGGCCATTGTGTTCTCCTTCTTATTGGTTTAGGTTAATATAAACTATCTTTGCTCTTCACGTTTTTTATAGTTAGCAAATTTAGCTCTGTCTGATGCTCTTGTCATATCCAATTTAGAGATGTCAAATGAGTTGTCCAGTCCTACTCCATAAGATGATTGTGTGGTTGTGGTGTTGGCAGTTGGTTGTTGAAAATGTTTGTTTTCGTTCAACCAGTTTTTAACCAAATCGTCCACTCCTACTGCTGTGCCTTGGTCCGTGTATTGAACAGAACCTTTGTCGTCAAGCACTTCAACTTCACCATCTTGTGATAGTCTAACTTTGTCTTGGAGTAATTGTTTAACCTGCTCTGGATTGATTGAACGGTATTTTGCCGCCGCATTCAATAGAGGAGTGTTCACTTTGTACTCCTTGATCACTTGATCCCTTTG